ATGTCCTGGGTGATGTTAAAGCATTGCAGATAGAGCAGAAGCGTAAAGCGCAAGGTATTGATAAGATGGTCAACCCGCCACTTCAGGCCCCAAGCTCATTAAGAGGGCAGTCGGCTTCCGTTCTTCCAGGCGGAGTTACTTATGTTGATACGATGCAAGGCAACCAGGGAGGCTTTAGACCGACTTATGAAGTTAACCCAAGGTTAGGTGAGCTTGCTCAAGATATTGCTGAAACACAAGCACGCATTCAACAAGGATTCTACTCAGACTTATTTCAAATGATGATGATGTCGGATAGAAGACAAATTACAGCACGAGAGATTGACGAAAGACACGAAGAGAAGCTACTGATGTTAGGGCCAGTATTAGAGCGATTACATACTGAGCTGCTTAATCCTTTGATTGACAGAACCTTTAACATCATGGCTCGTAACAATTTGCTCCCACCAGCTCCTGAAGAGTTATCAGGCGTTACATTAAAAGTGGAATACATCTCAATGATGGCCCAGGCTCAGAAAGCGGTTGGAACTGGAGCAATTGAACGCCTTGCTGGCTTTGTAGGGAATATGGCAGCAGTTAAGCCTGAAGTGCTTGACAAGTTTGATGCTGACCAAACAGTTGATGAATACGCTGAAATGCTTGGCGTACCACCTAAGATTGTAGTCTCGGATGACATCGTGCAGCAAACAAGACAGGCTAGAGCAGAGCAGCAGCAACAAATGCAGCAGATGGAACAAGCAGCTCAAGGCGCTCAAGCAGCTAAGGTTCTTGCGGATGCGGATACAGGTGGTCAGAATGCATTGACGGATGTCATTGGTGGATTACAGTAATGATCACCGCGCCTATTGATGATGCGATTGATGCAGTTTGCACTTTGCAGCACAAAGAGACTGACCAGGATTTATTCATGCAGCACATTTCTATGCTTACAACACTAGAGTTTTTACAGGACTGTGGGTTTAATCATGTGTCCTTAGATGACTCTAAAGAACCTAACAAAGGGTAACTTGCACAAGTTGTGAGATAGTACAACTATGAAAAAAGAGTTTAACGCGTCTAACGAGAAATCGGTTAAGGACGCCAAGCAGAAAGATAAAAATATTCGCGAGACTGAGCAGAACGATATTCGCTTACTTTTAGCTAAACAATGGGGAAGACGTTTAGTTTGGAGAATCCTGGAACAGACAGGACAGCATCGCACCAGTTTCACAGGGGATATGGAGACTACTAGCTTTCACGAGGGTGAGAGGAATGTAGGACTATGGCTTGTGGATGAAGTGTTGTCATCGGATACAGATATGTACTTGATGATGATAAAAGAAAACAACAAACAAGGAGTTTGAAATGGCTGAGGAAGAAACTATATTGACGGCGTCAGCGCCTGAAGTATCAAGTGATGAAAAGCAGTCCGACAGCTCACCTGAGACAATCGAGGCTACAACGCCAACAGAGTCAACGGAGAGTGCTGCTGCTAACAATGAAGAAGGGAATGCAGAAGAAACAGAGTCCAAGGTAGCAAGCGCGCCTGAGACTTATGAAGTATTCGAGTTACCTGAAAACTTTGATATGAACGAAGAGACCCTAGGTGAATACCACACGTTTGCGAAAGAGAATAACTTAACACAAGAACAAGCTCAACGTGGTGTGGACATGGTGGCCCAAATGAAACAGGCTGAAATGAACCAATGGGTAGAGCAGCAGAAGTCCTGGGTGGATGATGCGAAGAGCGATACGGAATTTGGCGGTGATAAGTTTGATCAAAGCATATCAGTCGCTGTGAAGGCTCGTGATTCTTTCGGAACCCCTGAGTTTAATGAAATGCTTGATAGTTCAGGATTGGGCAACCACCCTGAAATGATACGATTCTTGAGTCGTGTCGGTAAGCAGATTAGTGAAGATGGCGTTGTTGTTGGAGGTTCCAGCATCAGCAACCAAACTCGTGAAGCTGTTCTTTATCCATCAATGCAAAACTAATAATAAAAATACTATAGGAGTATAACAATGGCAGTATTGTCAACTACAAATCCTACTTTGGCTGACGTAGCAAAGAGGTATGATGCAGATGGTAAGATTGATACTATCGTAGAGATGTTAGCTGAGACTAATGAAGTCTTAGAAGATATGACATTCCTCGAAGGAAATCTTCCTACTGGTCATAGAACAACAATCCGTTCAGGACTACCAAGTTCAACTTGGCGTAAACTGAACTATGGTGTTCAACCTTCAAAGAGTACAACTGTTCAGGTGACTGATACGACTGGTATGCTTGAGGCTTATGCTGAAGTGGATAAGTCATTAGCTGACCTTAATGGTAACACAGGTGCTTTCCGTCTTTCAGAAGACAGAGCGTTTTTAGAGTCAATGAACCAAACAATGGCAAACACATTGTTCTATGGTGATACTGGTACAGACCCTGAAAAATTCATGGGATTATCAGCTCGCTATAATTCAACAAGTGCTGAATCAGGTGATAACATTTTACTTGGTGGCGGTTCAGGTTCAGATAACACATCTGTATGGTTAGTATGCTGGGGGCCTAATTCGATTCATGGCATTTACCCTAAAGGTTCACAAGCTGGACTTAACCATCACGACCTAGGCGAAGTTACTTTGGAAGATGCTGCAAACGGCAAATACCAGGGTTACAGAACTCACTACAAGTGGGACGTTGGAATGACAGTTAGAGATTGGCGTTATGCTGTTCGTATCCCGAACATCGACATCTCTGCACTAACTAAAGATGCTTCAGGAGCTTCAGCTAACTTAGTTGATTTAATGGTTCAAGCAATCGAGTTACTTCCTAATACAAACCTAGGACGATGCGTATTCTACGGAAATCGCACTATCTCTTCTATCCTTAGACGTCAAATTACTAACACGAGTAATGTGCGTTTATCTATGGACGAAGTAGCGGGCAAGCGTGTAATGAGTTTTGACGGAATCCCGTTCAGACGTAATGACGCTCTATTAAAAACTGAAGCACTAGTTTCTTAAGGAGGATTTATGCTTATTGATTACAATCTACAAATGTCGAATGCTCAGTCCGTAACGGCTGATGCAGCTTCGACTAATATTATCGATTTGGGTTCTGATCGTGATATTGGCCCAGGGCAAGACATGAAAATTGTTGTTTCGTTTGACGTAGCTATGGGTGGGTCTAGTCCTACTCTAGCGGTTCAAGTTCAAACAGATGATAACTCTTCATTCAGCTCTGCAAGCACACTCTTAACATCAAGAACTATAGCTGCTGCTGCCATTGGTGACAGACTAGTTATAGGTCTACCTGATACAAACGAGCGTTACATGCGTTTGAATTATGATGTTGGTGGAAGTAGCCCAACAATGACAGTCAGTTCGATGGTTGTCATGGATGCACAGCAAGACCAGTCTTATCCTAATAGTGCGAATGCATAATATTTAGGTAGGAACTCTAAGGTGCGGTAGGTCTTTTCTAACTTTTCAGCCTACTGCCCCTTAGTTTTAATTATGAACTAAGGAATTTAAATGGCAAGTGAAGTCGATATATGTAATTTAGCACTCTCTCATATTGGAGCAAGCGCTACTATTTCAAGTTTAACAGAGGCCTCAGAAGAAGCCTTTCATTGTAATTTACTTTATGCTGATGCTCGTGACGGCTTATTGCGTTCATTCCCCTGGGGATTTGCAACGCGTCATGTAGCACTTTCTGATGTTGGTACACCACCAGGTAACTGGGCTTATCGCTACAGTTATCCAAATGATTGTTTGTTTGCAAGGGAAATACTTCAAACAAATCAAGTCGCTGGTAGTAACAACCCTATTGAGTATGAGATTGCACTAAGCGATACTCTAGACTCTAAGGTTATATTAACCGATCAGATTACAGCAACCCTAATTTATACAGCACAGGTCACTAACACTTTAGTGTATGAGCCTATGTTTATTATTGCTCTAGCTTGGAAGATGGCAAGTGAAATTGCTATCCCAATTACAAGAGACGAAAAAAGCATGAACAACGCGTATCAGATGTATCTATCTACGCTAAGTGAGGCCAA